TATGACTTTTTTATAAATAGTCTGAGGAAAAAGAAGAGATTTTCTCCCTGGCTCCGACAAGATAAAATCAAAGACCTTGATTATGTTAAACGTTACTATGGTTATAGTAATGAAAAGGCAAAACAAGCTTTGAGGATTCTTACTAAAGAACAACTAACATTTATTAAATCAAAATTTGAAACTGGAGGAACAAAATGAGTGTCGTTCAAGAACCTGAAGTGAAGTGGACGCCCGATCAAATGGTTGAAGTGGTTCTCAATGAACCAGACGACTTTTTGAAGGTACGCGAAACTTTGACTCGTATCGGAGTCGCATCACGAAAGGAAAAGAAAATCTATCAATCTTGCCATATTCTTCATAAGCAAGGTAGATACTATCTGGTTCACTTTAAGGAATTGTTTGCTCTCGACGGTAAACATGCAAATCTTACTGTGAATGATGTGCAGCGTCGCAATCGTATTGCCCAACTTCTTGCAGATTGGGGTTTGATTGAGATTGTTGATGTTAAGAAAATCCAAGATATTGCCCCATTGAATCAAATTAAAGTTCTTGCTTACAAGGATAAAGGGGACTGGATTCTAGAAACCAAGTATAACATTGGTTCTAAGAAGAAAAAAGCAGATGAACAAGATTAATTTCTTATATTCAAAAAAGTGCATAATACTACTGCAAAAAAATACTGGGAAGTAGATTCATCAAATTATTTGAGTAACAATTTTAAAGAGATTACTTTTCCATTTTTTACTGGTGAAGTAATTTCTTTTTTATTGGAAGATATATTTGACTATATTCCTAATATTCATTCAATATATTTGGATGGAAGGGATTTATATAAAACTGTAGAACCTGGAGAAAAATTAAGCTTAGATTTTGTTATACTATTTGGAAGTTCTGATATTTCTGATTTTTATGATGTAGATAGGGATGAATATTTACAGAAAAAATTACATAGTTTTAAAACTCTTCTTGTAGAAAAAGTAAGAAAAAATTTAAACTTTGAATTAGAAGTTACTTTAGAAACCGACAGTATTAGTTTTTTTAAATCTAATTTATTGGGGTCTAGATTTATGAATAGATGTATATGGGGCGAAGATTTATCTATTGATAAATTAGATTTTAGATTAATTGATGAAAAACTTTTAGATGGTTTAGAAAAAGAAGATCAGGAAGTTTTAAAAGAAAATAGAGATGAAATACTTAAATTATTAGAGTATATTAATGAAGACCAGTTATCTTTTTTTGAATATAAAATAAAGCATTATTTAAAATTACTTTTAAGATGTGCTTTTAACTGTATATGCAGAGATATTAAAATTTGGACAAAAGATCCATATTACTGTTATTACTTTTTTTCAAAAAAATATAATGATTTGGAGGAATTGAGTAAAAAAATATTCGACTTATATTCTCATTATAATATGAATGTTTTAGAAATCTATAAAATAGTAGAAGATTCTAAAATTATTATTGATAAAATAGTTATGTTAACCGAATAACATTGTTCGGTATTTAATATAGCAAATTTTATAAAAACCTGTATAATTAATAATGGACGCCGAAAGGGTCCACAAAACACAAACTCGCTTTTAAAGGAGCTACCATAATGACCAATCTTGTAACCTCAAGGTTTACATCTGCGGATCTTCCTGCCCTGATGGATAGGATTACTCGCAATAGTATCGGAATGGATGAATATTTTGATCGTCTATTCAATCTTCATGAAACTACCTCTAACTACCCACCTTATAATCTTGTTCAAATTAGTAACGTAGAATCGCGTTTAGAACTTGCACTTGCTGGATTTAAGAAAGGAGAAGTTTATGTATACACTGAGTATGGAAAACTTTTTGTCGAAGGACAGAAGGAAGATAGGGAATCTGAGACCAACTACGTCCATAAGGGACTGGCTCAACGATCTTTCAAGAGAGTATGGACACTATCCGATGACACGGAAGTACGGAAAGTGGAATTTGAGGATGGACTGTTAACAATTACACTTGGAAAAGTCGTTCCAGAACATCATGCAAGGAAAGACTATCTATAAATATAATTGAATATCGTCGGCGCTGTGCCATAGAGGGGTAACTGGCAAAATCCAGTTGACACCCCTCTTTTTTATTGCTATAATTGATAAGAGAATTCTTGTAAAAAATGACCGTTAAATTAGCCCTGTTAAAATCTGGCGAGTTGTTAATATCCGATATTAAAGAATTGGTTTCTGGTGAAGGTGAAGATGGAAAAAAAGTTTATGGATATTTGTTTATAAATCCTAAAAAAGTTGATATGAGTTCTCCCTTATTTTTAAAGGAAGATAGTGATTTGGAGTCATCAGTTCAGGTTTCTTTATCTTCTTGGATTATTATTTCGAAAGACAAAGAGTTTGCTATACCGAAAAATTGGGTTGTTACAATTATGGAACCCGTTGACAGACTTAGTGCTATGTATCAGGAGTTTTTAAATGATTAGATGTTTAATTTTAAAAAATGGGACGCTTTTAATATCAGAAATTTCTGAAATAGATTCGGAAATTGGGGAACCAGATTGCCAGTTAATTAATCCATATGAAATAATTGATGAGCAACTAGTAAGATGGCCAAAGATAACAGAACAAAAATCTATATTAATAAATTCTGATAGTATATTGACATTAGTTGAACCATTGCCAAAAATTCTTTTGGAATATCAAAATATTTTTACTTGATATGAAAGTTTTAAGTATTGACCTAGACTACATTATGGGTCCAGTAATTGAATTATATCAAGGAATTAAATGGAACGATAATCCATTAATAAGATGGAAACTATTGTATAATTCTTCAGACTTCAAGGAATCGCATTTTTATATTGATCAATCAGCATTGTTGTTTTGTTATGAAATTTTTTTAAAATCAATAAAAAAATCTAAAAATGTTTTTTTCGGATATGACCACGACTCTATTTTATATAAAATATCTGAACTTGATAATTTAGATATCATTAACATTGACCATCATGATGATATATTCCATGTATCATTTTCAGATGAAATTAATAATAATGAATCTAATAGTGGGCGTGCGGCTCTTAGAATGGAATATGATATGATTATTAATTGTGAACATGTCAACGAAGGTAATTGGGGTGCATGGCTTTATTCTAGAAAAAAATTAAATTCTTTTACTTGGATTCATAATGAGACTAGTCGTAACGTTGATAGACTTCCATTTATTGAAGAATTAATGGGAAATAAATTCTCCCACTATCTCCAAAATGAATATTCATTTGATGATTATGAGTTTGATTATGTATTTGTTTGTTTTTCACCTCAGTATATTCCACAAAATCATTGGCATTACTTTACAATGTTTATGATGGCGTATGAGCAGTGTACTGGCAAAAAAGTTGATTTAATTTCAGATAAAAAATTTGAAATTTATAAAAATTATGAAAGGGTAACTAATGAGATTTTATACAAACGTTCAAATGGTCGGTGATAACTTCTTGGTTCGTGGTTATGAAGATGGTAAACACTTTATGACCCGTGAAAAGTTTAATCCGACTCTTTTTGTTCCTGCCAATAGAAAAACTAAATATCAAACTCTAAATGGGGAATATGTTGAAGCAGTACAACCTGGTTCTGTTCGTGATTGTAGGGAGTTTGTTAAAAAGTATGAGAATGTAGAAAACTTTAAAATCTTTGGAAATACACAATACATCTATCAGTATATTTCTGACATTTATCCAGAAGAAGAACTGAAGTTTGATATCAGTAAGATTAAAGTGACTACAATTGATATTGAGGTTGCTTCTGAAAATGGATTTCCTGATGTAGAATCTGCTGCAGAGGAAGTTCTTCTGATTACTATTCAAGATTATTCCTCAAAGCAAATTCGTACTTGGGGTAAAGGTCCTTTTCAAAACAAACAGAAGAATGTTGATTATCGTTCTTTTTCTAATGAGTACGATCTTTTAAATGATTTTATTAGTTGGTGGATGATTGAATCCAACACTCCGGAAGTTGTGACTGGATGGAATAGCAAACTGTACGATATTCCATATCTTGTTCGCAGAATTGATAGGGTTCTTGGTGAAAAACTGATGAAGCGTTTGTCACCTTGGGGTCTTGTTACTGAAGATGAAACTTATATCTCCGGACGTAAGCATCTTTGTTATGATATTGGTGGAATCTCACAGTTAGACTATCTTGATCTTTATAAGAAATTTACATATAAGGCACAAGAATCTTATCGTTTGGATTATATTGCCGAAGTTGAATTGAAGCAGAAGAAACTGGATCACTCTGAGTTTGATACTTTTAAAGATTTCTATACTAAAGGTTGGCAAAAGTTTGTAGAGTATAACATCATTGACGTGGAACTTGTTGACCGTTTGGAAGACAAGATGAAACTGATTGAACTTGCTCTTACAATGGCATATGATGCCAAGGCAAACTATGAGGATGTATTTTCTCAAGTACGAATGTGGGATACAATTATCTACAACTATTTGAAGAAAAGGAATATTGTTATTCCACCAAAAGAGCGTTCTGATAAAGATTCTAAGTATGAAGGTGCTTATGTAAAGGAACCGATTCCTGGAATATATGAGTGGGTTGTAAGTTTTGACCTTAACTCGCTATATCCTCACTTGATCATGCAATACAACATCTCTCCAGAAACTCTTTTGGAAGAAAGGCATCCATCTGTAACTGTAGACAAAATTCTGAATAAGGATCTCACTTTTGAACTGTATAAGGACTACGCAGTATGTGCAAATGGAGCGATGTATCGTAAAGATGTTCGGGGATTTCTTCCAGAACTGATGGAAAAGATTTATAATGAACGTGTAATCTTTAAAAAGAAGATGCTTGCGGCAGAGCAAGAATATGAAAAAACAAAGAATAAGCAGTTGATTAAAGAGATTGCTCGCTGCAATAACATCCAAATGGCAAGGAAGATTCAACTTAACTCTGCCTATGGTGCCATCGGTAATCAGTATTTCCGTTATTTTAAACTCGCAAATGCAGAGGCAATCACACTGTCTGGTCAACTTTCCATTCAGTGGATTATGAATAAAGTAAATTCTTATTTGAATAAAATTCTTAAGAGTGGGGATGTTGATTATGTTATTGCTTCAGATACTGATTCTCTTTACGTTAATATGGGTCCTTTGGTTGAAACTGTATTCAAAGGAAGAGAGAAAACTACTCAAGGCATTGTTTCGTTCCTTGATAAGGTCTGTCAGGTGGAATTTGAAAAGTATATTGAAAGTTCTTATCAAGAACTGGCGGAATATGTGAATGCTTACGACCAAAAGATGTTCATGAAGCGTGAATGTATTGCCGAACGTGGTATCTGGACTGCAAAGAAGCGATATATTTTGAGTGTATGGGACAGTGAAGGTGTTCGTTATGAAGAACCTAAACTCAAGATTAAAGGTATTGAGGCAATTAAATCTTCTACACCAGCACCGTGTAGAAAAATGTTTAAAGATTCTTTCAATATTTTAATGAGTGGCACTGAAGATGACATGATTAATTTTATTCAAAAATGTAGAGAAGAGTTTAGAACACTTCCACCAGAGCAAATTGCATTTCCAAGAACTGCTTCTGATGTTCGTAAGTATTATTCTTCATCGTCAATTTATGCTCCTAAAACTCCAATTCAAGTTCGTGGAGCACTTTTATTTAATCATTACATAAAAGAAAAAAAATTAACTAATAAGTATTCTCTTATTAATAATGGTGAAAAAGTAAAATTTGTATTTCTAAAGAAACCAAACATTATTCAGGAAAATGTTATTTCTTTTATTTCCGATTTTCCAAAAGAACTTGGACTTGACAAATACATTGATTATGAATTACAATTTGAGAAAAGTTTCGTAGATCCACTCAAATCTATTTTGGATGTGATTGGGTGGAATATGGAAAAAACTGTAAACCTTGAATCATTTTTTGCATAATGGATTTGCCTATTAATGATAAAGAATTGGATACTATCATAAAATCTCTTGGTTTTGGTGGAGATGCCGCTCTTTATCACAAATTAAAACTTGTCAAAGAACTTAAACAACAGGGTTTACCTTATAAAAAAATACTTCGTGAAGAATACGGGATGGTATCTTAATGGATTTTCTTAAAGATTTAATTAAAGAGGTTGGTGGAGAATATGCTTCTCTTGCTTCTGAAATAGATGAGACTGAGACTTATGTTGACACGGGTTCGTACATTTTTAATGCACTGGTTTCAGGTAGCATATTTGGTGGTGTATCTGGGAACAAGATTACTGCTATTGCTGGAGAGTCTTCTACTGGAAAAACTTTCTTCAGCCTCGCCGTTGTTAAGAATTTTCTTGATACCAATCCCGATGGTTATTGTCTCTATTTTGATACTGAGGCTGCCATCACAAAATCTCTCTTGGAGTCACGTGGCATCGACACATCACGTCTTGTCGTGGTTAATGTTGTCACAGTAGAAGAGTTTCGTGGAAAGGCTCTAAAGGCAGTTGATATTTACCTTAAGAAACCTGAGGGAGAACGAAAACCTTGTATGTTTGTGCTAGACTCTTTGGGTATGCTTTCAACTGAGAAAGAGATTACTGATGCACTGAACGACAAACAAGTTCGTGACATGACCAAATCGCAACTGGTTAAAGGTGCATTCCGTATGCTCACACTTAAGTTAGGACAAGCAAAAATTCCTATGATTGTAACTAATCATACTTATGATGTAATCGGTGCTTATGTTCCTACTAAAGAGATGGGTGGTGGTAGTGGTCTTAAGTATGCCTCTTCTACTATTGTATATCTAAGCAAGAAAAAAGAAAAAGATGGGACTGAAGTAATCGGGAATATTATTAAGGCAAAGACTGCTAAGTCGCGTTTAAGTAAAGAAAATAAAGATGTGGAAGTTCGTTTGTTTTATGATGAACGCGGTCTTGATCGATATTATGGATTACTTGAACTTGGTGAAACAGCAGGAATGTGGAAAAATGTAGCAGGACGTTATGAGATTGGTGGGAAGAAACTTTATGCGAAAGAAATTCTAAAAAATCCTGACCAATATTTTACCGAAGAAGTAATGCAGCAACTTGATGCTGCCGCGAAACAACAATTCTCTTATGGAACGAATTGAGACAACTATTCTCAGAAACTTAGTATTTAATGAAGACTATTCGCGCAAGGTCATACCTTTCATTCAACCAGATTATTTTGAGCAAAAGACCGAAAAGGTCATTTTTGAAGAGATTGTCCAATTCATTGTTAAGTATGGTTCGGCAATTACAGTCGAAGCACTTAATATTGAAATAGAGAATCGTACAGATTTAACTGAAGAACAAATTAAGGAAATTAGAGATATTAATAATTCTCTTAATGATTCTCCTATTGATAAACAATGGTTGCTTGATATCACTGAAAAGTGGTGTCGAGATAGGGCAATCTATCTTGCTTTGATGGAGTCAATCCATATTGCTGATGGGAATAATAAAGATAAAAATCGTGATGCAATTCCAAGCATTCTCTCAGATGCTCTTGCCGTAAGTTTTGATAATAATATCGGTCACGATTATCTTCAAAATTATGAGGAGCGTTATGAATTTTATCACCGCAAAGAAGATAAAATCGAATTTGATTTGGAATATTTCAACAAAATCACAAAAGGTGGTCTACCTAACAAGACTCTCAATATTGCTCTCGCTGGAACGGGTGTTGGGAAATCGTTGTTCATGTGCCATGTTGCTAGTTCCGCGTTGCTACAGGGTAGGAACGTTCTCTATATCACTCTTGAAATGGCGGAAGAACGAATTGCAGAAAGAATTGATGCAAACCTTCTCAATGTACCGATTCAGCAATTGGTTGACTTGCCACGCCAGATGTTTGAAAACAAAGTAACTGGATTATCTAAGAAAACGCAAGGAACACTTATAATTAAGGAATATCCCACTGCTTCTGCACATAGTGGACACTTTAAGGCACTTCTTAATGAACTTGCACTTAAGAAGTCATTTAGACCTGATATTATTTTCATTGATTACCTCAATATATGTGCTTCCAGTAGGTATAAGTCAAACCTTTCTGTCAATTCATATTCGTATATTAAGGCAATTGCTGAAGAACTTAGAGGACTCGCAGTTGAGTTTAATGTCCCAATTGTCTCCGCTACTCAGACCACTCGTTCAGGTTATGGCAATAGCGATGTTGAACTTACTGATACTTCTGAATCCTTTGGTCTCCCTGCTACTGCTGATCTTATGTTTGCCCTTATTAGCACTGAAGAGTTAGAGGGGTTGGGG